TAGATATTCTTCTACGATTCGTAACTTTTCCTCTGCCGATTTCTTTCCTTTGTGCGGCATAAATTTACCCCCAGATAAAACAGTGTTTTTTGTTTCACTGTCCTATCTGAGGGTAGCATATCACTGGAGAAGCCCGCTATAATTTTGCTTTTTTCTGGATTATGTTGTAGAATGTACTTACCATTATTTGGGGAGGGTTATAGATGAATGGAAATCCGGAAATAAAGACTAAAAAGAAATTCTATCAAAAGTGGTGGTTTTGGCTTATCGTGGTATTCGTTATCGGCGGGCCGGTGTATTCCCTTGTCATAAACGGCGGTTTTGAATATGCCGAAACTCCCAGCGCCCAGGAATCGCAAGCCGCCAGTATGCCGGAATCGTCAACCGCTCCAAAGTCCTCCAGCGCGTCCAGTCAGATATCAGAATCCGTGCCGCCTCAATCCGATAGCGCGCCGGTATTGTCCTTTGGTGATACCTTTGAATTTGACGATCTGGAAATAACATTTACCGATAATGTAACTTGGCATAAGGTAGATAACGAGTTCAGCGACAACGACGGCGCGGAAGTGTTTGCGGTTCCGGTCACGATCAAGAATACAAGTCAAGAGACACACGGCCTTAATATGTTCAGTTATAAAATGTTTGGCTCAAATGGCACACAAATAAATTCCATGGGGCCGCACTTTGACGATGACATAAATTTTATGGGAGATATGCGATCCGGCGCACAGATTAGCGGATTTATGTATTTCCTATATGATGGGGACGGAGATTACTACATCGAATTTTCATACACAAGCAGAAATAAAGTCGAAGTCAAAATACCGATAACAAAATAATTACCGTGGGCCGCTTTGTGCGGCTCCTTTTCTTTTTCGGTTATCAATATAACTTTGCAATTCTCTAATCATAGCGGGCATTTCGTTTGCCACAAGCGCCCTGTCCCAATAAGGCCCAGCCTGTGGGTTTTTGGTTGTGGTATAATTTATCGGCTTGCCACTCCCTGAAATACCGTGATAAAGCTTGAGGGCTTGCGGTGCCTTTGTGACAATTTCCGGATTGTTTATATCGGTGTTTGCAATGGTATTTTCGATCATTTCGCCAGTAAGGAAGGGCATATATCTCTGTATCCGGCGCAAAACATTAGCAGTATGGAAGGTTTGAACGTCGCCGCTTTCGCCTAGCCCTAAATTCTCTATGGTTTTTGCTGTGGGATTCATCTGTATTTTAACTGTTGCTTTAAATTTCATGTGACCTCCTTAATATTTTAATTCGTTGCCCGACGTGGATGGGATTCCGGTATCTGCTTTGTTTGCGGTCTGCCTTTTCGATCTGCGTATATTCTGGTATAATAGTATTAATAACAAAGGGAGGGAAATACAATGACAGATAGGGAAATCAGGATCATGGGCGCTCAATACTTGGTCGATGGAAAGGCACCCACGACACCGCAAGCCATTGCGGCGGCGATAGGAGTACCTACAGAGGCATTTGCAAAGGCATTCAAGAAACTGCATCTATGTATGACCGTAAGCAATCGTATCCCTAATCCACAGGATACAAACTATGTGTATGTTTTGCCCGATGGAAACTCACATATCCCTGCATCATATTCAATGAACGGAAGAACGCAAAAGTTTTTAGATAATCCGTTTTAGTTGACAGGTAAATATTTTTGCATTGGTGAATGAAGCGCCTCAGTGTCCGTGCATCATTCAATATGAATCAAGGTTAAACAAGGGCCAGCGGTTTAGCCGCCAGCCCGCTAGAATTGCCCTGTATGGCGTTTTTATTCTTCTTGTGTAATTTCCGGCAATGGCTTGCAATCCCTCTGTAGAGTGGCGTATAGTTCGTCTATCGCCTCTTTAACCGGCTTTCCCTGTTCCATCACTTCAAGAGCATACTTGGTGTACAATAGAAATTCTGCAAAGCCTCGCGCTCCGCAATTATCAAGGGAAAACTGTTGATCTTGTTGAATGGCTAATCTTGCAAACTCAATTGTGGTACTAATGATTTCATCTTTTTTCATGGGTAATTACCTCCTTGCGAAAAATCTTATATGCCGTTCATAACTGTACTCCCAGGAATCCAAAGTATCAATATCCGTGGTTCCGTCGTCTAAGCGTTCATCATCTAACTTTTTAGGATCATATACCGCGCTGCAAAGGGCATCCACAAGCGTCTTGCAATCCTCGGTGTAGAAAAACCTATCCTGCGCCATCATGCTTGTTGCGGCCCTGATCCGGTCTGTAATTCTGTTTTTTATTGCGTTGCGGACGGCTATGCCATATTTTGAATTTATCCCGAACCTATCCCGGATTCCATTAATTAGCGTTTGCTCCGCGCCATCACAATAAATAATACTAATTTGCCCGTATCTATTTTGAAACTTAATAATAAACTGTTCCAGCTTATCATATAGCTGTTGTGGATTTACCCCTGTAGCGGGATGCTTTTCACTCATAAGTGCGGTTATCTTACTGTAATCATGTTTGTGTCCGGTGGCAACAAAGGCATGAGCGCTTTTATTCCCTCCAAAGTCCACGCCGATATATGAATAATCATAGTCCGGCTTACTCGTGAAATACTTCTTTATATCGTCCGCGAAAATCCCATAAATAGCGCCCTCGGCCACTTGCCACATTCCCAGCACAAAACGGAAGTAATAAACGCCGACATATTCCTGTTTTAACTGCTTCACATATTCGGGATCAAGAAATGAATTATCGTCAAGCAGGAATGTCATGTGCAATAGGTCTAACTCGTCCCCACGATCAAGATAGTTTTGCTTTACCCAGTGCATAGGGGAATCCGGGTTTGTCGTGGAGAACAGTTTAGCGCCGGGATCTGATAGACGAGACAGGAGCATTACAAAAAAATCCTCTGGTATCTGCGTCAACTCGTCAATGTAGGCTCCCGCAAGCGTCATACCCCTGATCTTACTTTCCGATCTGGCATCATTCGCGCCCTCTAGGTAAATGCGCCGTCCAAATAACATTCCCTCCTTTGCCGCCGTGGAGTATGTAAAATTGTTGGTTCCCACAAGGGATTCCAATAAATCAAGTACATTCCGGCGTAAACTGGTCAATGTTTTCGCGACCATCAAATACCTACCGCTTTTCGGCATGGTAGCAATCCAGAAAGCCCACAAGACAAGGGTTATCCATGTTTTACCGGAACGGACAGAACCGGAAAGAACGTTTAGCCGCTTCAATCCATCATCCTGCCATATCCGCATTAATTCAAGCTGCTTGTCAGTATATACATTCATCCCTTTAAGCCTCGGATAAGCGCCTCTAGCTGCCCGCTATCGCCTGTTTCTTCGCCAATGATGGAGCGCAATTCTTTTATAGCCTGCACATCACCAGCTATGGCCCTTTTGTATAGCGCAATGACAACAAGCACGGATTTATCAAGATCATCCATATCAAAGCCCATTTTTACAGCCAAATTGAATTGCTTTGTATCGGTTATGGGGGAGGATAGCAGGATATTCATGGTATCACGCAATGCCCGCCGTTCCCGTCTGGCCTCCGCGCTTGCTTTTCCGCCCTCGGATGCAATTCTTCTTTGTTCGCTCTTTGTCCGCTTGTTCTGCGGTATCAGGTTTTTTTCATTCGCCATTACCTCGCCTCGCAATCCCTTTCCGGTATATCGTCAAATGTACGCCAGCCCTTGCGATTGATAATACTAACCGCGCCCATTGTGGCGAGAACAAAACCAACGGCCCCGCCGATAATGAAAACAAAAAATGTATACATGCTTATACCTCCATTTGGTTTATTGTGTTGGCCTCTCTTGCTTGAATCCGCTCTAAAATTTCAACTATCCATTCGGGTTGCGAACAACGGCGGTTCTTAAATGTTGCAAATCCTACGCCCACATGAGCGCGGCTCTGTATGAAGTCCATAGCGTCATAATACGGCCTTAACCGCCTAGCGTGGCGTGGGTGTCGCAATGCCCTTAATGCGTGGTACTCCTGCTGCCTCACGGCCTCCGGGGTGCATCCCCGCGCCTGTCCTGCTTCCCTTAATGATTTCTGCTCATAGTAGCGGGCATATAGGATATCCCTGCGATTCTCTGGTAATTCGCCCAGGCATTCCCGCATGGTCGCGGCTAATTGCTCCCGCTGCCAATCGTCTTGCACCCCGTCAAACTCTGCCGCCGCGCTCTCGTCCGGTATGGTATCGCCCAGGGATACGCTTTCATCTTCAATGCCCCTCACAGGCTCGTCAAGGGACACCGGGAATGGGTCAGGCGTTTTCTTGCCTCTGCCGCCTAAAGCCTCATGCGCGACGTTCTGGACGCTGTAATTGAGGTAGGAAGTGAATAGGGTGCCTTTCTCCGGCTTGTATGCCTTTACCGCTCGTACAAATGCGAAATATCCCTCCTGTTGCAAATCCTCAATTACCATCCCATACCGGGGGCATACTGTATGGTAGGGTTGCAGCAACTTGTAGATTAGACGCCGGGTCGCCTCCCATAGGTCGAACATTGCATTTTTATCTCCCTGCTGTGCCAGTATCGCCAGTTCTTCATTTCTCATGGTGATAGCCTCCCTTGACAAAATCGCGGTTTATGCGTACACTATGCGTATATGGAAGCCTGTCAAGGCAGGGGCGCGGCGTGGGAAACCGCGCCTTTTTCAATCAATCTGTGCTTGTATCACTTATGGCTTGAATTTTTTCGCCTAATCTTTCCAAACTATCCGTAACCCTGTCAAACTGATATGTACGAATAATTTTGTAAATAGCTTTAGTCATTTTCTCCATAGCGTTATTAAATTCGTGTTCAACAATGCCTTTCATAAAATATAATCCTTTCTCTTAATATGCCGGACGTGAGGACATGGAGCCGCCGCGCCGGTCACGCTCTTGAGTAATCACCGGATTTAATATCCGGCCCAGCTGCGCAAGCTCGCCATCAAACTTTATAGTTATTTGGTTGCCTCGCTCTAATAAACGTGTAAGGTCGCTCATTGTGTCCCTTATTTCTTCCTGTACAATCTGCCGGAATAAGCTTTCTGGCCCCTCCAGGTTGCGCCCATTGCGCTGATCTCCCAATTCAGCGACAAACGGAGCATTAGGCGGGATTACTGCCCCCCTTGCGAGCCTCGGTATCTGTGGGGCAGTCCACTCCGGCAGGTTCATCCCAACATCAACGCCGGGGATTTTCAGTTTATTAAGGCCGCGGATAACGGAATTGACACCCTTTGCAATAGCCTGTATCATACCATTAACAAGGTCGATAACCGCATTCACTGTGTTTTTCATCGACTTTTCAACGCCGCTAAATATGGATTCAAATATCTTTACAATGCCGCTCCATGCTCTTTCCCAATCACCGGTAAAGACACCTATTAGGAAATCAAGGATACCATTCAGCACACCTAAAAGCATTTCAACCACAATGGATATAGCATTGAAAGCGTCCCCGAAAATATCAACGCATAAATTTACTACTTCTGTAATAATCGGAAGCATATACTCCATAAAGAAATCAACAAAGGGTTTTAGGTAATTATTCCACAATGCAAGTATCAATTCGCCTACTCTGCCGACAAAGCCCAATACCTCGTCAACAACGCCTTTCAGACTGTCATCCCAAATCTGCTTAAACTTATCAAGAATGTTCTGGAGGACAGGTATAACAAATTTGTTTCCCAGGTCAAGGAACCATCCGTATATATCCATTACGGCCTGTGAAAGCCCCTCGATCACGCCCTTAAAATGTTCATCCCAATTTTTCTTAATAAGGCCAAGAATATCACTTATTACCGTTTGAATGGTTTGCATAGTATTGGCCCATAAACCAATCAGGCCACTCAAAAAGGTTTCTATATCTATCCGCCGTCCATCAATCCATTCGGCAACTACACGGGTTATGGTGTTTAGCGCGTCAGACACTATGTAAATAAGCGTTCCTATTGTCAAGCCGATAGTCTCAACCGCACCTTGAATTACACCAATAATCAACTCCCGATTTTCTAAAAGCACTTTCAAAACAACATCTGCGATTGTTTCAACGGTTTTCCTAATATTTTCTACTGTACCGGCAAGCGTTTCTATTATTCCATCAGCCCACCGTGCTATAGCGTCTTTGTTCTCCACAAGGGCACGTTTTACGCCCTCCACCGCCATATCTACGGACTGTGTAACAATGGTGATGAAAGTGCCTAGAATAGTACCCGCTATGGCAAGAACGTCCTCTACAATGCCCGCCAGCCTGTCTCTATTGCGCTCCAGTGTTGTATAAATCAAATTGCCTAGCGTGTTGATGATCTCTGTTATATTTTTGAAGATATGGACAATGGTTGCGCCGGTTGAATCCATCCAGTCAATGATTTTCTGTTTGTTGTTCTCCAAAAACTGCGCTATGCCCTGCGTTAATATCTGTATCAGTTTACCGGCAATAGCAATAGTCCATTCAAGGGCCGCGCCAATGCTTTCGGAGATTGCAACGCCGATTTTAAGTACATTGTCCAGAAGCACCGCAAACAGTTCACCCAATACGGAGGCAATGCGGACAAGGTTGTTTAATATGGCCTCAAAGTCAACCTTTGCAAATCCCGCCTGTATGCCGCTTATGATGTTATCCAGCATTTGACGCAAGGAAGCAAGAACATCAACGCCACGTTCCGCGATGGTATTTAAGAAGGAATCAAGGAACGCCTTGCCGATCTGCTTTATCCCG